CCAGTTCATAGAATACTGTTGTGTCGAATATGAGAAGGACATGTTAACGCTTGCTAAACGCAAGGTCAACGAAGGCCTCTCATTTTTCACGCGTACACTTCCTAATCTCAGTGTAGGATTACTATCCTACTTAGAGAATAACTCAGGAAGTTACCCTAATTTTGCTAAAAAGGGTGCCCAAGAATACCCAGCGTTTTTGTCTGGGATGTTCAAGCAAGCGTACGACGTTACAGCAGTAGATCATGAACGCGCCATAGGGTTCATTTATCAATTCTCGAATTGCTTCAAAAAATTGAAAGGACCTTATGACGAGCTGACTCTTCAAAAGCAAATGGAAGAGTTTATCGCTGTTGATCAATCACTTCCTGAGAGTTTCTCAGAAAGTGATGATGATATCATCAGCGAAGCCAGGAATTTCTTGACCGAGTTATTCGCTCCCATAAATGAGAACGAATCAATATTCTTTTCAGGTATTGTACCTCGGCCAGGTCCTGGCGCCACTAATACACCAGTGGCTCAGCATGAACGCTATAAATTCAACAACATTTATAGCCAGTTGAACTCATTTTTTTCTTTTGATGAGTGGTTTTACCCAACTTATCACGAGTTCAAATGGGACATTCCTTACTTTAAAGATAAGTATAAGGAACGTCTCGATTCGCCATGTGCACGTTTTAAATATGTCGACAAAGTTGTCGGCAAGGCACGTGGCATATGCATTGAAGAAAATGAGATGCAATATTTACAGCAAGGTGTCAAACACTTTCTGTATAAGTGGATTGAATCCAATCCTTTGACAAAAGGAAAGATTAACTTCACTCACCAGTCTGTGAATAACAAACTTGCTTTTGCATCTTCATTGAGTCGTTTTCATGCCACTTTAGACATGAAAGACGCATCAGATAGAATATCACGTGAACTTGTGAGTACTCTATTTGAAGGGGTTCCTTTGTTGCGCGATGCGTTGTTGCATCTTTCAACGAAGGATATTGACATCTCTGCTTATAGCGATGTTAATATGTTGCACTGCAAAAAATATGCGGCAATGGGCTCCGGACTTTGCTTTCCAGTAATGTCCTTAGTTCATTATTCGCTTATTTATGCAATCATCAACCTCTCAATGCATCCTACTGCTTTCCTTAAAGAAATCTATGTATATGGCGACGATATTATTGTACCGTCACCATGTGCACAGGCAATCTTTGATTGGTTGCCTAGATTTGGGATGAAACTAAACCAGAATAAAAGTTTTGTTTCTTCCTATTTTAGGGAAAGCTGCGGTATCCATGCTTATAAAGGCATGGATATTACTCCTGTGTATTTTAAATATACAACCGAGAGTATCATGAAAACTGCTAGTATGTACTCGTTAATAGCTAACGAGGCCGCGCTTTACACACGCGGTTACTACAATACAGCAGCCCTCATTCGACGGCAAGTTACCTTACCATACGTCAATGAGAGGTCTCCTGCATGCGGTTGGAAACGGCCGCAACATATCCTTGATAGGTCACATGATGATCTATCACGATATCGCAAGAGAATTGATGAGCATCATCAGAGAGTTTTATATTCACTCTTCTCTTTTGTTGAAAAGAAAGAGGAGAAGATAAAGCCTGATGAACATTGCATGTATTTGCGTGCATTGTTATTGAACGCTCACAAGCATG